GTTGGTGGTGTTGCCACTACCACTGATTAACGATTTAGTTCCTGTGTTTGTAATGTTATCGCCAACAATGAGACCACCTGTTCCATTAGTTGTGATTTGGATGTTGCCATTGACTGTACTGGTCGTAATAGCTTGAGCCAGTACGTCTAAGTCACCGCCTAGCTGCGGCGTCAGATCCTCTACGACCTTATGCAACGCCAACGGATCGGTCTCATCAAAAGCCACCAACAGAGCATTAGTAGTTTCATCAAATGCTAACTGAGATAACATCAGAGCTTTTTTAACTGTGGTCGCTGGTATCGCTTGTTTTTTAACTATTAGTGCGTCGGTGCTTGGATCGAATTGTGCTAAAGCCAGTTCGGCTGCTGTTTTTTTATCTGCCATAGTTTTATCCCTTGAGTCTTATGTTTTGTATTGGATCACGTTTAAGCTTAGCTAATTTACGCAATAATTGTATACCAAGCTCTAATGCATCTGGTCCGTCATCATGTGCCTGTCCGCTCCCGAAGTCTTTCAATTCATTTACAATTAAGCGGTTACTCGCTGTGTCTCTAAATTTCAATCGCTTTGCATTCAAAAAAGGCGACAAGCCAAGCCGAATCCTAACAGTTTTGTCCATGGTATTTACATGTTTGAAAATGTTTGGAAACAATTGTTTTTCTTTACACTTCTTATGTACGTTCTTAGCTAAGATTTCCTGAAAGGCATTACTCTCTATTATCGTAGCTGTAGGTGTAAACTGCTCAATGTATGAAACGATATTATCCTCTACTCGCTCTGTATTGGTCTTAGACATGATAGAGTCTTGTACCCATATTGTTCCTGTGTCGTCTAAAATCATATGCAACACACACGAGTAATCTCCCTTCTTACTGGTAGATCCCTTAGATGGATCACACGCTACTATCTCATACTTCTTGCTAATGGCTGGCATCTCGTCGTAGAAGATATCATTGAACCACTCCTCTGCAAAATCTAATATGCTACTGTCCGCTCTCGGCTCTTGTTGATATAGGCAATGCCACAGATAGTCTTGCCCTTGTAGTTCATACTCTTTTCTAATGTTTTTTAATTGCTCTAAACTATATCGCTCTTCCCACAATGCAACCTCTTCACCTTCCTTGTTGATACCAATTGCAGGCATTTTAATCTCATGCCATTGTTTTTTAATTGGTAATTCCGAATTCATCGCCATCAATCTGCCACTCAATTCGTCTTCGTGCCGTCTCGATCCAATTAAAATTACTTTATTCCCAGGTTCACCGCGTGTCAAAATTTCACTATGAAAGCGTGTTGTCAGTTGATCGCGTTTAGACTCGGTTAAAACCTCACTAAATTCTTTACAAATATCATCTGCGACAAGTAAATCGAATCCTTTTCCACTTAACCCGCCCTGTACTCCCAGAGAACGTATGGAACCATGAAAGCCTTCCAGCCTAAAATGGTCTTTACGTTTGTCGTCGGATTTAAGGCGGATGTGAGGATAGTCTTTCTGGAAGCTATCAAGGTAAAAGATGTCTCTAATCTTAGCACCAAATTCTGTAGCAAACTCGGCATTGTAAGACACAATCATTACTCGCTTGTCTGGATAAGTTGCGAGGTGCCATGCGGTTAATATCATGGACATATAAAAACTTTTTCCGTGTCGTACAGAGACCGCTGCTACTATGCGATTCATATCATCAGAATACAACATCTTCATTACTTCTGATTCTATCTTTTGTAGGTGCTCTGGAAACTCAAAGCCTCTTATATATCTTAAACCAAAATCAGATGGTAATAATGCTGGATTACACTTCTTCGTCTTTACTACTACTTTCTTCTTGGCTACCATGCACCTCCTCTAGCCTTTGTTTGATTTGTTGCTCCATGTCGTCAACACTATGCCACTCTGCGTCTTCTATCGATTCCTCTTCAAAGATAACGTTTGTTTTTGGCTCATCTAAGTCGAACATATCTCTCAGTTGTTTAATTGCTGATAACTGCTCGTATGCCTTTCCATTCTTTACTATCTCTTTTAAAGCAATAACTAATGGATATCGCATGTCATCTTTAGGTTGATAAATTACTTCAGTATAAAGCCGCTCTCTTGCTTTAAAAATAAGGTTTTTAGCCTCTTTTTCTTCAATATTCCACAGTTTCATCAAGTTATTCTTTAAATTAACGATGCCATATTGTGTCATAATGTATGCTATTCGATCATTCTGTTGGTGTACAAGCTCCCATGCTCTCATTTGATTTGATCCTCGCTTTGATGTTCTGGTGGATAAAGCTCCTGTTGCAGCACACGAGCACAGAACCTTGACATTGATAAGCCAAGCTTTTTAGCCGTGTCTTTCATCTTTAGATGCATCTCAGGTTTAACACATATGGATATGATCTTATGTGTGTGATACTTCACTGCCATTTTTCTTCCTGTCAATTTCTAGAATGATATCGACTGCTCCTCTGATTACGGCAGATACGCTCTTGCCATATCGTTTAGAATAATCCTTTAATAGCTCTTTCTGTTGCTTATCCATTGCAAAACTTACAAGTCTGTTTTTCTTATTCATGTAATTATATAGTCTTTGTTGTTAACAAATTGAAATTAGATGAAATCGGTTGTAATAAATTATAACTTCTTCGCCTCAGAGGAAACGCTAAACCTCATAATCGATTTGTCTTATATAAACTTATTTCATCTGCTTTCATTTGTCTCGCTTCGCTCGCCTTGTACATCTAAGTACAAATGAGAACACACATCAATTTTATATTCTTTATATTATATTAAAGTATATGAACGTATCTCAAAGGGGAAGTATGCTCATACCACGGCTTTGAACTGTATGATGTTGTCAGCCGAACCATGAGAGGGGATTAGATGTTTATATTATATTAAAGTATATGAACGTATCTCAAAGGGGATTAGATGAGTTTAGATGAGTTGTACTGGACGAGGCGGAGCCGAGGCTTTGTTAATCAAATACAATAAGTTAAGGTTGCCTCATTGGCGTATTATGATAAACAATACCATAATGCAATGTATATTAGTGTCTATTGAGAGAGAAATGCATTAGGCATTATGATATTCAATGTATATGAGCCTCTGTGTGCCTATTAGAAGAGCCAACTGCTACAAACAGAAGGCTCTAAACTTCAATTGGAGTTAAAGTTACAATGTTTTTCTATTTTAACGACTTGTGAATCTGTATCAGAATCAAAGTTTGCTTGTGCTGTGCGATATGCTTTTTATATATTTGCCATTAGGTTTCCTTTTGTTTACATTATATATGACCTCGGTACACAACTTGAGCCGCACGGAGTAAAATGTCAACAATATCAATGGTTAAAAGCACTATTATAGAATGAGACCATTATTACCTCTTGAGCCGCACGATAATGATTGTCATGTGAGATACGATATAAAAGGAATGAAATAACCTCCGATTGCAGGGAAGCGATCACCTTGGCGTTGTTATTTGAGTTTGCTTCCTGAGTCATGGAATATGAGGTCGGTATTCCATCAAATGCCGTTTGTTCACACATTATTTTAAGATAAGCATATAAAATTGACAAAAAAAGGGTATTATGATACTATATAAATCTGTTGAACATGGTTTCGGTGTTGTGTCCGAAACCAATCATTATAGAAAAAGCGACTAGGTTATTAAATCTAGTCGCTTTTCTGTTTGGCATTAACTAAGCCAAACTAAGGTGCTGTTATCTGAGAAAGGAGATTTCTTATATATTCCTCGACATCTTCCATATCTTGTTGTGTAAGCGAGTATTCTACGTTTAAACACATTTTAAAATAGTCTGCGAGGTTTGTTAGTTCTTTGTTCATTTGTTTACCTTTATTGTTGGAATGATACCACGTTTTATAAAAACTCCCATAATTATTGACTTTACATAGTCAACATCTTCATGTTTACACATAATAGCGTCATGTATAGTGGTGATAAACATGTCAGGATGTTCGTCCATTATTTGTTTAGCGATTTTACCCACGAATATCTTAGATTCTTCTTTCTGCATTTTAATTGCGAATTGCTTATGCCTATCTTTCTTCTGATTATAGATATATTTAGCAACATGTGGAAAATCGCTCTTTAAAACCTTCTTTACATCATTTAGAAACTCTTGATCACCAAAGTAGTTCTTAGTGTAAAATGCTTTTAGTAATTGTATTTTAATTTCATTTCTTGATGCATCAATTTTTGATTGAAAATAGTCATATATTATTCCCTGTTGACAGAGCTTTATAAACAGTTCTTCATCAGGATACAACCTTCTTTTGTTTGTAGCTGCGTTTTTACTTAGTATCTCAGATAAGATGGTTGGATGTGAGTTAGCCAAATCTAATTCAGCGAGAGGTTGATCATCAACACGAAACAATGCTCTGCTTTCTTTTTTAATACTTGTCACATTTGTGAAGAATCTACGTGAGTTTTCACCTACTGACCATCTAAAGTCTTTATCTTGTATACATTGTAGTTGCCACAGCATATCTCGTTCTTTTTCTTCAACTGATTGTATACCAGGATTCTCTTTAACACATTTTTCAGCAACCTGTCTCACGAATGAATCACAATATGGAGCAATTGTTATTTTATACAAATTATTTTTTAACCATGTATGAACCTTTGAATTGAGCCTCTTTCTGTTTCTAATTACATCTTTTATCTTATTGTCTGTCATAAAGACCCTCTCTTTTGGTAGGTTTCTAACATGTTGAGTTAAACGATATCCATAAGACTTGTCTCCCTTTACATAATAACCATCACATTCAACAATATCGTCTTGAATTAGTCTATTAATGTGTTTCTTGTAATATTTGCCCATATCATCTCTCAATAGGTCAGAATGGAACTCAAGAAATTCACCTCTCTGCCAAGAAAACAAGTGTTCTCTAATAATACAATTGTGTACAAATAATCTCTCTTTATCATTATTAAACACAACCCCTTTGGGGGATAGCAATGTATTCATATTTGATTTTATTTCTTGCTCAATAATTAGTGGCGTAGGTGTTTCCCCTATGCCTTTTTCTATTATCCGGTGTTTCGTGGATTGGGTTATTAATCCGATTGGAGTCTTTGTAGAAGATATAAAAGGTGCATTTGAGTCGTCCCCACGCCGACTTGTGCCTCTTACCTCCTCTCTATTCCCTCCCTTCTTTATTACCTTTATTTCTTTATCTTCTTTGACTTTAGGCTTTATAGCTTGTTTTGTTAATTGTTTCTTACTTGTTTTAACGTCTTTTGGACTTGTTTGATCTGAGCTATAGAGATACCAGCCTTTAGCCACAACACGGTCATACTTACCTTCATCTCGGATAAACGAGGCTAAACTTGGTTTTTCTTCTAATTCAGTAGCGGTAGCAAAGAGAGCGACAGGTATTTCTACTTGATCAGATTTAACAATTCTATTTGATTTTAGCCAAGCAGACTTAGAGAGATAATTACTTGGCAGGTTAAAATTTAGATTATCTTTATTATCAAAGTCATTTCTAAGACTACGGGAGAGAATTACGGGAGTAGAGGCATTCATAGAGCACTCCCATTTTTTATTTGACTTTTTAATTTATTGCATATATAATATATCATATTGATTGATTTGGTTGAGCCCGAGTTGCATCGGGCTTTTTTCTTTCACACACTCATATATAGTTTGAACCTTTCATAGTCATTCTGACTAGTTTGATTTGTTAGAGCGAGGATGTTTATAGCCATTTTCATCCTCGCTCGTTTTAGTTAACATCCTCTTCATCCTCGTTATTGTCTCTTGGATAGAAGCAGAACTCTTCTTTATACATTTCATTAAAATATGTTTTAAATATTTTAAATTTTTCTCTTTTCTCTTCCTGTGCTTTAATTTGTGCTATTGTGGTGCAATTAATACAATTGATTATCCACACCATGAGATCCACAGTGGTTCTTTCTATTTGTTTTATAACAATTTGTATTATCCTACGTCAGTCATTATTTTCTCCCTTGTTTAGTGTATTTTCATTGGGTTTCGGCAAGATAAAGGGCATTTTAACGTCTTCTACGTCTTCTACGGCTTCCAGCATCTTGTCTATTGCGTATCGAATCAAGCATGACGTTGAACACTCTTTCTTAACCGCGAGGGCATCGAGCATGATTTTTCTATCTTTTGTAAGTGCTACTGAAATGATTTTCATGGGCTGTGTCATTTGGCTGCCTCCCTTTTAGCTCGTCTCATTAGAGACAACACCACCTCTGGCATACGTTTAATATCATCTACACTAGGCTCATCCCAGCATGGTCTGCTGTTAAACGTATGGTGTTGTGGCATTCGGCCGTTCAAATATGCCTTCTCCAGCACATACGGTGACACGCCAATCTTCTTCGCAATGTGGTTTATTCCTAATACTTTCATCTAATTCTCCTGTTATTGTTTCCTATATTATATAGTAGTAGTATTTGTAAAATAAAAGTAAATAATCTTTAAAAATCAATAATAATAATCATAGATACTTGCAACAAGGAGAAATATGAAATGTGAACAATGCGGCGGCTCTGATCCCCAATATTATAGTTGGCAAACGGTGAAAGAGTTGATTGACATGGCTGTTAGTGGCAGTCAAGCAAAAGGCAAAGCGGAACAATTAAACAAGGAGAAAATAAATGCGACAAATCGAATTAACAAAAGGTAAAGTAACGATAGTGGACGACGATGATTATGCAGAATTGAGTAATTATAAATGGCACTCTCACTCATCTGGCAATTCACGAGATATCTATTATGCAATGCGTAACACATCGCAGGTAAATGGCAAACGCAAGCAAATTGCAATGCATCGCCAAATCATGGATGCACCGGATGGTATGGTTGTGGATCATATCAACCACGATACTTTGGATAACAGGAAACAGAACTTACGAGTCTGTAATTCTCGTCAAAATAGTTTCAACCGATCTGGCGGAAACAAAAATAATAAAACTGGGATACTTGGGCTGGCGTATATTAAAAATCGACCAGCTAAAAAGTGGTGTGCTTACATCAAGAACGATGGCGTTGCCTACACCAAGTGGTGTGACACCATGCTAGAAGCCTACAGATGGCGTTTAGATAAAGCCACTGAATTTTTTGGGGAGTTCGCATGCACGAACAATTAAAGAATATGAAACCACGTCACAGGCGTTGTGAGCGGTGTTCTATGCTATGTGACATCACTGAATTTGCTGCTGCGGCCGACCAGTGTTTGCTTTGTGACGCAAACGACAAGTTGGCCGCAGCCCAGGAGATGGATGCAATTGGCGATAAGATGTTGATTGGAATGATCCAGGGAGCAGTCTGGGAATTTGAAGAAGCCTTGAAAAAATTTGATAAGACGATAAATTTATATAACAGCCGGACTATATTAGATTAACTTCTTGGCGGAAGTGTTTTCGTGAATTGGCAGAGACCTTGGATTATTTTCAAGGTCTCTTCTTTTTGTGGTTTACAACCTCTGCATATTGAGGTATAATGAGGTTAGAAAGAGAGGTCTAATATGAAAACGTTGGTAGCAAGTTAGCTAGGTTTGGCTATAAGTGAGTGACGCCGCGAGGATTTTTCAGACCTTTCCTCGCGGCGTTTTTTTTACTCGAATCGTTGAATAGCAGCCATGACGTAAAACCGAGGACGGTTATCACTATCTAGATTATCCGGCCCAACAAATCCTTGATGTTCTTGGATCAATGGATCAGCACCACCGCCGATAGCTTGCACACCACCAGTGGTTATTGATGCGTCTGCGTCGTATGTTTTAAAGTTGCCACCGGTTCCATCATCGTTGCAAAGTTTTTTAGTTCCCGCCGCAACACCAGCTATCTCATGTTCATGATTGCTGTGATCTCTGTGATTGTTTTCGCTGTCGCCATGCCATCTTGCACCGGATGTATCACCGATGGTATCTTCGGTGTTGTCTTCTGCATCATTATCTGGATCAATACTCATAATGAAACGACCAGAAAGGTCTATTGATCCATCGTCGCCGTTGCATAAACGCCATCCGGCTCTGATATTAGCTGTATCGACAGATTCCCACTTGATAGTCCCAAGAGGATCATCCCAAACATAACTTGTACAAACTTTTACAGCGACTCCATCTGCTTGTGTTATATCCCAACTTACTATATCATCCTCAAAAATACTGGTGTCCTGTTGAGGATGTTTAATTGTATTTAATTCAAATACTTCATCTACGATTTCTTCACCTTTATAATTACAAGATTTTACATCGAACGTTTCAGAGGCAGCACTACCTTTTGCTGTATTCTCAAAACCAGTTTGAACGATTGCGTATTTAATAGAATTGTCAATACCTACGATTGGCTTCCAGACATACTCAAAATTGTCAAAATAAATGGAAATTTTTTCTCCAGCAAGTAAGTCTCTATCTAATCCAACGTTGGCGATCTCGACATTATATTGAGAATCGACAAGGGAAGGATCTAAAAATTGATTTCTGTCCATGTCTAGCCAATATAAATCTACAAATCCGTGTTTACCATCAGCAATTTTATAGTCTGTATCGCTCTTTAAACGAGCATTATAGATTATATCGCTGAAAATTGAGACCACTTCCCATTCACCTTGTGGCTCTCCTGTGTCTGAGTCAACCCACGAAAAATTGTTCCAGATCGCAAAACCGCGAGTCGCCCTCACATAGCCAGTCTTAGCACGATACACTCCACCTCGCATCCAGGTATCAGATTCATCTTCGTCTGCTTCTTTATATCTTTTCTGATCACCAGTCCAAAAAATTTCCACTGGCATGTCTGGTGATTCATCCAAGAAATACGCATTGATCTTAAATGGATTAGGAAAATCAAAAGTGGCTGCTGTATCTTCCTTTCGTGGAATCATATCAGACAACACTTCGAACGCTCGTATGGATCTGTTATATTCAAAAAGATATTCAGTTGACACTTGTCCTGTTTCATTTACACCAGGAACTTGTGGATGTAGAATTATTGACGTGCCTACAGGCACTCTCATATTTGAGTTCATTTCGACGGCTGGATTGATCAACAACTTTGTCTTGTCTGCGTTTTGTATTTCAATGTGAACAGATGATGTTCCTAAAGGATCTGGTGAAAATCTTGGTCCTGTGTTACCCGGCTTTGCCACCTCTTCACCTGCAACACCATCTTCATAAATTGATCCTACACCTGCTGAATTTCTAACTCTTCTAGTTTGAACCCATGCATAACGACCATCACCAAAATTAAATGTAATGAGTCCTGTTATAGTAGGATTTTTACCAGTTGATGAAATTAGTGGATTTCCAGATTGTGAATTTTGTACAAAATTAGTAGTCTGATTAGACTGATTAATCATATTGTTCGCAATCTGTGATGTAAATTGTTGTCCTGGTAGTAATGGTTGTGTCATTTTTTTTCCTTTATGGATAGTTCAATTCAAATAAATCATCAAACGATCCTTTTTCTCCTAACCACTTATCGAATTTTACTGAGGATGTACCTAAGAATAAATTTTCTCCATCAGTAACACCAATATCTGCACCAAAAATTGGTATGTCAAATCCCCATCCTAAAATTTTAATTGGTATACTTAAATCTCTGACAAGTTTTCTTTTGTGAACTTTAAACCATCCTGTCTTTCCAAAAATACCATAATTAGAAACACCCCATGGTAGCCATGTTGGAGACATATACTGATGATTCCAAGTTACCCATCCATTTTTTTCTTCTTTTCCATCTCTGTCGTACAAAGTACCAGTTGTAGTAATCCATGAAAACTTATATGTGATCTCCCACCAATCTCTACGTGATCTACTACTAGGAGCTGATTGTGGTTTTTGAGTTTGTAAGCGACGTGTGATTGCTACTGGTCCCTCAAATTTTAAAGTCTCTGCTGGGAAAGGGAAAGTTTCAATTGTATTACCACCTTCATCTCTAAAACCTAATTTTTTACTCCATCTGTTTCCAAGTGGTAAAGCCGTGTCTGCTGGTACCCATGGTTCTGAATTGACCTTTCCAACATAATTGTTTATAGTAATCCATGGAACATATGGAACCATCAATCTAGTTATATAAAAATCAACTATACTAACTGGTATTGGCAGAGCCGAATCTGGTGGTATATCAACAGCATTAGATGGAACCAAATCTTCATTTATTGGAGTAACTAAACCAATAGGATTGTTTACGTAAATAACTCTATTTTCAAATCTAGGATTTACATAATCAAAAAGCTTACCACCTGAGTCTTCTTCACTTGGTGATATTGTTTCTAACGCTGATATAATTGGTCTGTATGTCGCCCATATAAAACAACCACCAGCATTTTCTTCCTTGTTAGTTTGTGTTCTAAGAATTTTTCGCAATTCTTTAAATATTGCTTTTTCTCCATCTCCACCATCTCCCTGAGTTTCACCTTTTTTCAACTTAGTTTCAATTTCTTTACCAATGTATATTGTTGGAGAATTAGCTATACTATTTTCGTTGTCATCAACAGCCTCAACACGTACCGCAGAACAATACATAAGATCATTGTCAAAATATGCATCTTTAGCCGGTAAAGATCTTATGTAAAGTTCGGTTCCGCCGCCTTCAACAGAACCTTCTAAAGCACCAATAACTGATTCAAAAGCAGAATATGGTTCAAGATAAAATTGTCTTTCAACTTCTGCTCCTGAATCGCTAGTGTGTCTTGTTGATCCCCTAAATTCAAATCTTGTAATATCATGTATATTTGAAAGTGTCATCCTAATTTACTCCCTACTGGATTTGTAACTACTTTACCTTTTTCTTTTAAGCCTTGTGATTTTATGCTTTTCATTACATCAAGCAGATCGCCTCCATCACTCTGTGGATTTTTAAGTCCAAAACTCTTTCCTCCAACAGATGTTCCTGAAACTTTTCCCATAGCTTCTGGATCGTTTTTATCGAAAAACGCTCCACCTTTATTACCTTCATTAACCTTATTTGTAATTGATCCAATAACCTTGGTTGCTATAAATCCTTTAAGTAGCCCCGCTGTTCCCGCTATCGGTAATACCATCGTTCTTTCTCCTCATGTAATTTTTGTATTGTTCTTGTCCTGTATCACTCATTAGATCTATTTCAACTGGTTGATTTTCTACATAACAAATAATGTCATAAAAGATCTCTACACAATTATCTTCTGTTATTTCAACTTCAAAACAAGTGTCAGTTTTTAACATTAACTTAAGTAAAAAAGAGACACCTTCGGCAGTGCTCGCCTTACGAAGATAGTCTCTTTCTGATATTTCATCTAGATCGCCTAAGATATATTCTCTATATCTGTGCCATCCAGCTATGTCTAATTCTTTTAACTCAGTGTCTCGTCCTGAAACTTTAACCATCCTGACCTCCTAAATTTTAATTTTTAAGATCCAAACTCTTGTGTCAATCCTGTATAACCATCTAATAGTGCCGATCCTTCTCCCTCAATGACCGCTCGTATGACCTCCTCGCCACGACAATCACATACCATTATTATTCTGCTTACAAATACCTTAGAACAATGGAAATATTGAAACTTATTATTTGGATAAAAAGCAGAATCGCCGCATCTAAAGTTAATCTCGATGCTTCTATCTGTTATATCGCTTGGTAAATTGTTGTTGAATAGCTGTTGAATAAAATTCACATAATCCCACGGAACCTCAGCAGTAAACGTGAAATCCTCTCCAGTTCTTGCTCTTACCTTAGCTCCATTTGAACCGCTATGAGTTACATCAGCATTAAAATATTGATGGTCAATGGTCCAAATTCCTACTTCAAAATTCCGTCCAGTATTAGGTTGTTCTTGTCCTGTAGGATAAAATTGTGTAGCGGTAGATGGAGTGTTCTTGATTATAATCTGACCACCCATGCCGCTGACCGTATTTACCGGTCTAACACCTCTTGCAAATTGTCCCATCATCCTCCTTAGGCTGTGGTTAGTCTACCTTGAACGTCAATCGCCGTGTCTACCGATGCATTGGTTACTTCACCACTTGTCACGTTATTTAACAGAGGATTATTTAATCCACCACCAGTAGTCCATGCGGCTGACGGCTGATTAGCTACCATGTCAACAACATAATCTACATCAGCTAAATATACGTCGCCGTCAGCAGTCGCTCCGACCGTCTCTGTGCCAATTACCGTCAGTACAGTTGATCCAGCACCTTCTACAGCAGTGTCAATTTTCCATACATTATCATTGTTGGTAGATCCGCTAACACCGATGTAACTTTGGTTTTCATTCAAAGCACTCAAATCACCAGTAATAGTAAATGTTCCACCAGCACCAGCACTTACAGCAGTAATAGCATATTCAACACTATCTTGTGCATCAAATACTCTAACTACTGATGCGGCAACTGCTTCTACACCCAAAGTTCCAGTCTCAGCAACCGTGATTGTGCTCGTAGGATCTGCATAGTCAACTTCAAGAACCGTCCACACACCATCATTACTAGTTGATCCCATAATGGCAATTTTTTGCCATCGTTTCAGATGCGTGTAGTCTCCGGTAAGTGTCAACGTGCTTGTAGTGGCATAAGATGCAACTAACGGAGTCTCGTTGACCAGTCTTAGGATAGCATCGCCATCGCTAATCCAGAACATCCCTTCCAAATTTGATTTCTCTACAGTTAATGCAAACGAACTATCATCAGTCGCAGCAGGAACTTCATGATTCACAAGAGTTCCGATGCTTGATGTGATCGTTTCAGTACCAGATAAAGCTGTCTCCGATCCGATGCGAGACGAGGTCACTTGACTTAAAATTACACTCATATTTTCTCCTTAGGTGCCACTTGAAATGGCTCTAAAACTTTAATTTTCCACTTGTTTTTAGACTGAAGAACATCAAGTCCATCAATCGTTTTTTCATCTTCTTCAATCATACCAGACATTTCTAATGAACTCATAATCGGTTGTGTATAAATTACAAAATCACTATTAGGTGCAAACAACTTTTCTAACAACAATTGTGTGTTTCCTGCTGTTTCAACCTTTTGTTTATTATATACAAGAATAGTAACCTCATAATCTGCTAATGCCTGCCCACCAGATATATATTCTCTTGCAGTCTCATTTACTTCAATCGTTGCGTAAGGTCGGATCGCTAATTCATCAACCAATTTTGCATGATGCAAACCTCCAGGTATTAAAGCACTAACCGTTGCGTTCTCAATTATCCTTGTATTATATAACTTCATTATCTCATGTAATTGTGCCATTTAATTCACCTGCTTTTCAACGAATAATATGCTTAGCTCATCGATCTGATCTCTATTCTTCCATGACCTTATAGTATATATGTTCAGTGCTTCGTCTTTAATCAAATCTCGGTATGAACACCAGCCATCTGGAATTTCGATGGAGAGGAAAATCTCATATTGTCTATTGAATTCCCTCTTACCAATTATGTCTTCTGCCTGACTTTCTTTTAATTGTATCTTAGCTGAAATATTACTAACCGATTCCGTGTGCGAAACCACATCGCTCGTGTAGCTATCAGTGATCGTGCTATGACGCCATAAACTCACCAGATCAACAAGGCTAAACTCATCATCTAATACCATCTCCTTTACGCTAGCTCCCCAGAAGTCATTCAGGAAAGGCTCTCTTACTTCTAATATTGTGTATGTCTGTCCCAGATTATCTAAGATGGTTCCACCAATTACAGGTGGTCTAACAATACTTGTGGGAAATTGAAACTCAATTCCTGTGTTGCTTTGATACACTCCATCACTGGGTGAATTTACCTTGTCTGTTTTCTCTGATTTTAAAACATTTTCAATCACTTGTGGTCCTGTATTATCAGTCAGCGTAACCGTAATCGGTCGATCAAATATAAGATAATCCAAACTGAGATCTAAAGTCATGATACGTTCCTCACTGATATCTTATATGGTGCCAAGATGTTGATCTGCTTCTGCAACTCAAGTATTTGATCCAGGAGCGATTGTCTGTAATCGTTCCATGAGACCGCTCTGCCGTCTATGCTATAATCAGGTCGAGGATTAGCCGACTCAGCAGTCAACTCAGCAATAAGATTATCTCTTATAGTCTCAAAATCTGTTTTTAATGTCATAGTGTTTCCTTTTATATGAAAGAACCTCGCCTCACTTGTAGTAAGGCGAGGTCCATACTTATCCTCTTTTTCTAAATCAATTTTAGGTAATAGTAAACTTACCAACATAACGAGGCTCGGCAACAAACGGCACGCCCATTTCGTCAGCGACGATACACGTAACGATGTTTCTCTTGGCTTCGCTTGGTCCTACCGGAATGCTTCTGGTAGAGAACGGATGGATTTCCTTATATTTGAAACTTCGCTTGAAGTCTCCGAACAACCAGATTTCCTCAGGCGATGCTTCACTATTAGCAACCAATCTGTTATACCAAATACGGCTAGACTGAATGCTGTAGTTGCTCACTGGATTTTCAGAAATTCGAACGTTGGCGGCGGTTGCCGTTGCTGTTCTAATCTCAGTCGCTCGCACGATAGTCTGCGTTTGCATCTGACGTTGCGGCGAAACAAGCAATCCGAACTTACTCGGATTCACATCAATTTCAAAACCGGTAGAAGGATCAGTGTTGCCTTGCATCAGTTGCGTAGCTTCATCGATATCAGTCCAGTCAGTCAAAGTGATGTTATCGCTGTTGGTGTAATCCATTGGCGAAACGCCATCAGTTGTCAAATACGTGTTACCAGCCGTTCCGTTGCGGGAGTAGGTATTCGTCACGCCCAAACAAACGTCAGCAATAGCAATCTCTCTGGCTCGTCTAACACTGTAACCAGCGTTTTGTGCCATGCTTTGGATCTTGTCAGTGAGGTCATAGGTGAAACTTTCACGGTCGATCTCGACGACGTTTCCACGTCTGACATTGTCAGGGATTTGTACCCAAGACTCTTTAAGACCAACACTCGGAAGCTCTTCGCCTTCGCCAAGTTCCTGGTCGGGAGGAACTTCACCATCATTATCGACACCAATCAGCTTGCCACCATTCGTGCTTCCAGGTCGAACTTCGACCATAGAGTCACCAATGAATTCAACGCCTTGATAGGCTTCCATAACCATAGCATCAATCAAGCCAGCAACGGCGTGATCAAAACCACTGATATTTTTGAAAGTAGAAGGAAGCACAACGCCACCATCAGCTTCAGTAAGATGACTAATAGGATCACGTTTGTAATCGGAATAATCGTTCAATACTTCAGCGTATTTACGACCAAGAAATTCATACGCGACTTCTTGGAAACTAAAATCTTTTGGATTTAATTCATCTTTAAGCAACTTGCCAAAAGTTGATTTGAATCCACTTCTGTCTTCTCGAAATAGTTTTACGATATTGTCAATTCTCATCAGACCACCTCCTGTACTGGTTGACCGAGGCTTGAGAGCAATCGGCATTTGAGTCTTGTGTCACCTAAAGCTGCCGGAGCAACTAAGTAACCAATTGCATCGCCAATCGTTGCGACGATTTGAAGCTGTTGGTCAAGTAAGGCACCACCGCTCGTGACGCCACCGACGTAAGACATCACGATGGATGCTTCGCCTAATGCCGTAACCGGATACTCAAAATGACCGTCAACTGCGACAGAAATATTGGTATCAGTAGTTTCATTTCCGGTCGTCGCTGAGTTAGAAACGCCCAAGAAAGTCTCGTGTAATTCGCCTTCATCAGGACTGCCCGTAAAGCTTCCCATGCTGCTCACTGGCGTGGCATAGCCAGTGCTTGTGAGGAATAGCAAATCGCCAATTTCCACACTCGTTCCTGCATCGACTGGTGCCTGGATTTCCCAGCCAGCGTTCGATTTATGTCTAATAGTTCCAGCCATGTTTTATTCTCCTGTTTTGATCCAACTGGCGATTTCTTTTAAACTACGTTGTTTAGCAGGTTCGACAGTTTGTGTTACTGGTTTTAAATAGGTATTATCTTCAACACTCTTTTTATATGATTCAAATGCTGATTTAATAGTCTCTAACTCTTCTGTTAGTTTGACAGTTTCGCTTTCGTCAACGACTACTTCCTCTTTAATCACGCCGAGAATTTCACTGATTTTATCTAATTTATCAGCATTCTCAATATTTTCATCTCTGACAACCTCCAAAATACCTGTTTCAAGAGGATTTTTGTCTTCCACTTTTTCTACGTTTTCTTCCACTTTTTCATCCTCTTGTTGCTCGATGTCTTCATCGATAATTTTTTCATTTTCTTCATTTTCTTCAAAGAGATTTGATGTCGTCGCTGAGTCAGATACAACATCGACAGAATAGATCTTACTAATCTCGTGAACAGTGACACCATCTTTGGTGCGTTTGGCTTTTCCGTCCACGCTGTGACTCAAGCCGAAATAATTCAACTTAGAATTAACGTCTTCTTTGATTCGATCAGATAACGGATGTGAATCCATGAATTGCATGTCGCCTCGTATGCCATCATCAGCTACATGCACGTTTACAATTTTACCAATACGATCTTCGATCAAACGTGGCTGACCTGTACGATCATGGTTGGTATACACCTTAGCGTTTTCATATAGATTCACAGCTTTACGCATGCAAGCCTTGGTATAGTTACGGTGATTTTTAGAATCCGGCCCCAAAATCAAAACGTCTTTGATTAGATTGCCTTCAATTTTGTCGCCAACACCGCTGGTATATTCGTTTAGTTTCATTTAAGTTCTCCTCTTGGCATTGACGCCAAATTTATCGGTTCGGTAGTAAGGTATATGCACTCCGTTGTGCATAATCTTTTTTAATTCTTCCTCATCTAACATCGTGTATATCTTAGCTTCTTGATCAGCATGATACTTTACCGCTTGTGCTTCTCGTTCACGCTTGTTATATGTCTTTGTCATTATTTAGCCTCTCCAGTATCTTTATTACGCTCTCCGCTCGCCGTGACTGGTTCTGGATCATCCATTGCATTCAATGGCTCTACCTCTTCTACTGGCTCGTCTGTAGGCTCTTCTCCAGGTTGTTTCATCGGCTCTTCTACTGGCTCGTCAAACATTTCCTCTTCCTCATCTCGCTTCTCTTGTTCTGCTTTAAAATCTAAATCAGATTTAATAGACCACGTTTGACGTGATAGTAATTGATTGTCAAAAAGTAATTTAGCAACTTCAGCTTCGTCTTTTTGATTTCTTACTCTAACGCTCGGAGCAACTACGACGATGTCAATCTTGTCGAGAACGTCAGTTGGCAGAAGCCCAGGCTCTCCTAATCCCTCTGTAGCCATTGCTATTGCGTGTTTGAAAACGCTCTGCCAGAATCGTGTCTGTTGCGTTTGAAGGTAGGCACATCTTTTTACGAACGGCGAACTCTGTTCGAGAGCCGATGCATAGCTAGATCCATCATCGCTCCCCATCACCATCCACAGTGGAACGACGAGGCGTGTTGCACATGCTTCTAATTGATTTTTAATTGCGGTAGCAGCCGCTTCAGCATCTTGACTGTTAGGTGGTGATTTAAATTCAAGGTTGTCAGGAATAGAAATAATTTGTCCTGGCTCAACTTGCTCTACATCAACTGTTCGCTCTACGCCTTTGCTGTTAGTTCTTGTGTAGTTGTCTGTAGTTTTATCTGAGACCAAACTCTGAACTACGTCTTCAGTTGAATTAGAGAACTGCTGAACATAAGCGATACTCTGTCTTACCTTCTCACCTTCAGTAGCTACGTATCGTAATCTTGCAACACCATCAAAATCTTCAAAACATGGGAACAATGTAGGCAATCCTCGCTTTATATTTAGATTCACATTAGCTTTAAAATGCTTTACAAAATCAGATGAGATAACTTCCTCAGTCTGTTCTATATCAGATCCAACACTTGGATAAAGTATGTTGTAAGCTAGAGGTGTTTGCGTATCTCTTTCTGATGTCTTGATACCAAAAGACCAAACGCCTTCTGAGTTCATTGTCATTGGAGGTCTGATGAAATCAGGTTCAATCGCTCTTATTAGCGGTACGCCGTTCTGTTGTGGAAAGAAGCGAAGAAACATTTCACCGTGAACCTGTGATCGACTGAAACCTTCCGACCACCACTCCCACATCTTATTGACTTCTTGAAAATCATTGAGGAAATTGTCAACATCTTCTACCAAACCTTCATACTTCTTTGGCTTTTTTGAAACTGCTTTAACTGTGTATCCATTGCCAATTACAAACGCTCGTAATCCTGTGATTGCACCACGTGCGTTAGGATTCGTTTCGTAGAGTTGTCTTGATTTTGCACGAACTTGATCGATACCTTGCATCGTGCGAACTGTGAGACTCTTATCTTGGAAGTTGTCACGTTGACGAATCGGTGTAAGTGGTCTACCACGATACGTATTTAACGCACAGTAATCGACCGGTGTGCCATACACTGATGTATTCTCAGATATCTTCAACTTCGCATCGAGAACAGCCTCTTCAAGTAGGAGTTTTTTCTTCTCAACTCGATTATTTAGTTGTATGTTTTTTCCCATTTGATTTCTGTTTTCCCATAAAGTTTTAATTCTAAGTAACGTATCGTCATCTGTGTCAACCACTCTGAACGTTCAGGTGATATTCTATAATCATTTCTTTTTCTTCCACGTTTGAACGCTTCATATTTCATTACAGTTCTAACAAAGCTGCTTCAAACTCAGCCAGCTTGTCTGTAAAAGCTACCTTGTTAATTTCTATTTGCTCTAATCTCTTGGCAAGTTGTGCAATATGTGCTTCTACTTTTTCTTTAGTCATAATGATTTTGCTGTCAATAACCACTTTTTTTTCGCCATCAAATTCGATAATTTCTAACATTTAATTTTCCTTTTTTAGTAATCTACTTGTGTTAGTTGTATTTTAGCTGAAGCTCTTACGTTTGTAGCACCATCTCGTGTTACTTCCAATTTCAGTGCTTCATTCGTATCATCTGCCGTCACTGCGAACGTCACAGTAGCAGCCGTCCCGATTTCGGTTAT